CTTCCGGTGACGCTGTGTACGCTTGGGGCGCACAACTCTCCGACAGCGCCAGCCTCGACAGTTACGCCCCTGTCTACGGAGCCGCTGTGACGAGTGCAGCGTATTACGGCCCGCGCAGGGATTTCGATCCGGTGACGCTGGCTTGCAAGGGGCTGCTGGTTGAGGAGCAGAGGGCTAATCTGCTCACCTACAGTAGTGAGTTTGATAATGCGGCGTGGTCAAAGGCTGGCGCTACAGCAGGCCCGTACGCAGGCGTGTCCCCAGATGGTGCGGCTACTGCCGAGAAGATACTTGAGACGGCGACAACTGGCTCTCACGCTTTCTATAATTTTGGTCTCAGCATATCTGCGGCAGCGCAGACGCTAAGCGTTTATCTAAGAGCTGCAGAGCGTACTTGGGCTAAAATTGCGATTTACGACGGTACAAATGATAGAGGCGCTTGGTTTAACCTTTCGACCGGAGCAGTAGGCACCAAAGAAACAGGCGTCACTGCGGAGCCTGCGGTTGCCTACGGCAACGGATGGTATCGTTGCTCTATTACGCGCACAACGGTTTCCGGTACAGGTGGGCCGGGGTTCTACGCTGCGACCGCCGACAACGTAAGCAGCTATGCCGGGACTCTCAACTCAGGCATTCTTGTCTGGGGCGCTCAACTCGAAGCAGGCTCCTTCGCCACCAGCTACATCCCCGTAGGTGCCACGTCCGCAGGAGCCACCCGCCTCGCTGACGTTGCCAGCGTGAGCACGCAAGCGTTTCCGTATAGTGCGACTGAGGGAACTTGGGTTGCCAACTTCCAGACGATATTTGATACCATAAACCCAGTTGCCAGCAGCATTATAACGGCAGACGGATCAGCGTCAAAGTTGATCAGCTATATTGGAGCAGGCGCGAACCAAGTCAGCAGCTACGATGGTTCGACCATTATCACCCGCGCCATTGATGTGACTGGGCCAGTGTCTAAGGCTGCGTCTGCGTACAATGCATCAGGCAGGGCGTTGGCTGTGAATGGCAGCGCAGTGGCTACCGGAACGGTTGCTGGCGGCTACAGCACGGTATCAACAGCAAACCTTGGCGGCACAGCAGCAATTGGTCCTCTCAACGGGTGGCTCCGTCAAGTGACCTATTTGCCTCGCCGCATTTCTGACGCTGAACTCACCACGAGGAGCACCTAACATGACAATCGAAATCTTCGCATGGTGCAGTACGCGCGAACTCTTCATCACGGGCATGACCACGACCACGTTCCCTGACGGCTCCACGCTGGCAACGCTCTCGGAGGACGGCGCTCTCATTCCGCATGAGGGCGTCATCATCGACGAGATCGGCCCGGTGACGAAGGTGCCTGCGGTCTATGACGAGGACGGCGACATCGTGACGCCCGCAGTCGTCATCGCTGGGCATCACGTTAACCTCATGGCTACGGGCGCTATCGCCTCAATGCTCATGATGGGGCCGCCTGATGCTGAGGGCAACCCGACCACGCTGCCGCAGTACGATGACGAGGGCAACCTTCTCAGCGTGTTTGTGAGGACGAACATCTTGGGGCTTATCCCCGGCATGGTGTGGACGCCTATTCCGGGCCCGGGTGTTCCGGGTGGGTATGAGGGGCCGAACGGGGTGTGCCTCTTCGATCCGGCAGTCGTGCATCAGCGGGCCAGAGTGTTTCTCTGATGAGCAGAATGGCTCGCATCGTGTTGCATTGGACCGCAGGTTCGCACACGCCTTCCTCGATCGACGTGGAGCATTACCACCGTGTCGTCGCCGGTGACGGCACGATCGTGAAGGGCGACCACCCGATCGAGGACAACCTCTCGACCTCGGACGGCATCTACGCCGCTCATTGCCGCGGCTGCAACGCCGGCGCGATTGGCGTGGCAATGGCTGGCATGATGGGCGCCGAAGGGCCTGGCAAGCTCGGCAAGTACCCTCTGACCAAGGTCCAGTTCGACGCTTGCATGGAGCTCGTCCGCAAACTCGCCAAGCAGTACCGCATCCCGGTGACCCTGAGCACCGTGCTTTCCCACGCCGAGGTGCAGACGACGCTCGGCATTAAGCAGAACGGGAAAATCGACATTTCCTTCGGCATCCCCGGCAAGCCCGAGCTCAAGTCAGCCAGAGCCTGCGGCGACTACATAAGGAGCCTCGTCTGATGCCCCTGTACGCGACATATTCCGCATGGGTCGCCGGCGTGAAGGATTGGCTCGACGCCGACCACCTCACCGACGCCCAGATCGGCAGCTTCATCCAGTTGGCGCAGGATCGCCTGAACCGCGAGCTCGCGGCGTGGGAGATGGAGGCGACTGTCACCACGGCCGCGTCTGGCGGCACTGTGTCTCTGCCGGCAGACTTCAACCGCATCCGCCAGGTTTCAGTCGAGGGCGTCGGAACCTACGACTCCTCGACCAAGGGGCAGATCGTCAACCTGGAGGCCGACGACGACGATTCCCTGCGAATGTTCGCCATCGACGCCGGCGCCATCATCATCTGGCCGACGCCGAAAGACGGCGCCATGGTGACGATCGACTACTTCGTGAAGGTCCCGCCGATCGGCGCGTCGCTCAACACCAACGTCTTCACCGACAGCTACGCGAGCCTGCTGCTGTACGCGGCGATGGCTGAAGGTTCTAACTTCATCGTCGAGGACGACCGCGCGCAGGGCTTCGAGCAGAAGTACATCATGACCCTCGAGGTCGCAAACCAGAAACCCAAAAAAGTGAAACTCGGGTCTACGCCCCTTCGCCGCTTCGTGAGGAGCGCATAATGGGTTTACTCGCGCCAGTGGTTCTCATGGTATCCCGCCGCCTTCTGCGCCGCGAGACGGGCTTCGACGGCCTGCTCGTAGGTGTCGAAATTGCCGACGTGGGTTCTGCCAAGTCTCACTTGGTATTTGCCCCACGCAAGCAGTCGAATCCCGGGGACCGCACCAGAACTGCGCTTGTGGCGCTTGGTGTTTCTCCCATTCCCCGCATTCGTCACATGACGAAGATTGTCCAGTCGGTTGTTAAGTTTATCGCCGTCGATGTGGTCGATGTATTCCGGCCAGTCGCCGCTGGTCATACGCCATATGACGCGATGAGCCAGCATCAACTTGTTGAAAACGGCCCCCTCAAAGTAACCGCTGATTGCAACGTGAGTGAAGGCCCGGCGGCACGCGAATTTACGGTTCCACATCTTCGCGTAGGACGCCGCGCCATGCAGACGGCTGTCCTTGAACCAATGCACGCCACGCTCGCGCCACGTCAAAACGCCGCTGGAAGCGTCATATTCAAGAAGCTCTTTAAGAATTTCGCTGGTAAGGTCGGGTTTAGCCATTGGGGCCTCTCTGAAAGGTCACTGTGGTCAGGGCTTGTGGAGTGCTGGTACACTCCGCAGGCCCGCATTTATACCCCGTCTTGCCGCGCCAACGCAATGCGCGAGGTATAAAGATGGGCACTACAGCCACACCCAACCTAAACCTTTTGAAACCTCTGCCCTTCGAGGAGGAGGATAGCTGGGGTCCGATTCTAAACACGAACTGGGACAAGATCGACACGGCCGTGGCCGCCAGGCTGACCTCGACGGCCGCAGTGTCCTCGGTCGCCGGCCTGACGCCAGCCGCCGACCGCCTGGCCTACTACACGGGCGCCTCCGCGGCGGCCCTGACGACCTTGACGGCCTTCGCGCGCAGTCTGATGGCTGGCGTGGACGCCGCGGCCATGCGAGCCACGCTGGGGCTTGGTGGCCTTGCCACTCTGAGCGCCGTGGGTGCCGCCGAGATCACGGACGGATCTGTCGGAACGGCGGAGCTTGCCGACCTGTCGGTCACCACGGGCAAGCTGGCGGATAGCTCGGTGACCGCAGCCAAGATCGCTTCCGGCGCCATTCCAGCCGCGTTCCCCTCCGGCACGCGCATGCTGTTCCAGCAGACGGCGGCCCCGACCGGGTGGACGAAGGACACCACCCAGAACGACAAGGCCCTGCGCGTCGTCAGCGGCGCCGTGAGCTCGGGCGGCTCTGTCGCCTTCAGCACTGCCTTCGCCAATCGCACGGTCTCCGGCAACGTCGACAACTTTACTGCTACGGGCACGATCGTCGGCACGGCGCTCGATGCAACGCAGATCCCCTCGCACAGCCACTTCATTGCCTCGCCTGGCGGCGTAGGTTCCGGAGCTTTGAGCAACAGCAATTATGTTGACTACAGCATGACTAGTTGGGGTACTTCCAACAACAACTACGTTCTCTATGGGACGAGTGCTGGATCAGATAGAGGTCTCACCAGCGCAACCGGGTCTGGCGCAACCCACACGCACACCTTCACCGGAACCGCGCACAACCACTCCTTCTCGACCACGCTCGACATGGCGGTGCAGTACGTCGACCTCATCATTGCGTCGAAGGACTGACCATGCAACTTAAACCCGGCACCTTCTGTCCGCTGATCAAGGGTGAATGCAAGGGGCTCCAGTGCAACTGGTTCACCCAAGTGCGTGGCACGAACCCGAACACCGGCAAGGACGTCGACGAGTGGGGCTGCGCCGTGACGTGGCTCCCCGTGCTCCTCATTGAGAACTCACAGCAGCAGCGCCACACGGGCGCCGCCGTCGAGAGCTTCCGCAATGAGATGGTGCGGGCAAACGAAGCAACCAGCTTCCTTCTCACCAACAACGCGATGCTTGAGTGATGAGCGGACAAAACGCACCAGTCCTCGACCTGCCGCCGGGCGTCCTGCGGAACGGCACGCCTCACTCCGTTGGGCGTCGCTGGTGGGACGTGAACCAGGTGCGCTGGGTCGACGGCCAGCTTCAGCCGATAGGCGGCTGGGCCAAGGGCAAGTATTTCGGCGATGACTTCGGCCTTCTTGGCGACGAGTGGCGTGGCCTCTCGCTCGACATTATGACCAACGTGTCGATCATGCGCCAATCTACGGATGCCGAAGTTCTACTCGGCCCCGGCCCGTCATCTCTCGAAACGATCCGCGACGCATACTCGTGGCGCGACAACAACAAGACGCCCTGGTACGCGGTCGGAACGTCGACCAAGCTCAAGGCCGCGACACCTACCTCGGCCACGATCCGCGACATTACGCCCGCCAGCCTCGCGGTCACCACCGGAACATTGTCAGGCTACGGCGCTGGTCTCTTTGGCTCGGGATACTACGGAGCGGCTGTTCCGACGCCAATCGACAACGTCGGACAGTGGTCTCTGGACAATTTTGGCCGATACCTCGTGGCAGTCCACAGCCAAGACGGCCGGCTGTTTTCGTGGGACCCCACGACGCCGACAGTTATAGCCGCGCCCGTCACCAATGCCCCGATCGACAACACGCTCGTGGTCGTCACCGACGAGCGCATGATCATGGTCCTGGGCGGCAAGGGCAACCCCCGCCGGGTGAAGTGGTGCGACCGGGAAAACATGACGGTCTGGGCAGCCAGCGCCACCAACACAGCCGGCAGCTTCGAGCTCAACTCGGGCGGAACGATCATCGCCGCGGTTCGCGTGCAGGGCGGCATTCTGGTGCTCACTGACGTCGACGCGCACATCATCGAGTACGTGGGCGCTCCCTACTACTACGCCCGCAGGCGCCTCTCTGAGGAGGTCGGCTGCGTGGGCAAGAACGCCCTCGTGGGCGTCACCGGCATGGGTTTCTGGCTCTCCAAGGAAGGCTATTGGCGCTACGACGGCAACGTCACGCTGGTGCAGTCCGACGTCGACTATGAGGTGCTGACGAATGGCGACCTCACTGTGCCGGCGAATGTCTTCCTCGGCTACAATGGATTCAACCGCGAGATCTGGACATTCTACCCGAAGCGCGGCTCCTCGACGCCCGACAGCTACGTGTTCGTGTCCCTCGATGGGGCGCCGTACTGGTCGAAAGGCTCCTTGGCGCGGACGGCCTTCATGAACCCGGTCTGGGACACGAAGCCGTACCTCTACGCCGAATCTCAGGAGTACCAGCACGAGGTCGGCCTGCTGGCTGACGGCGCCAGCCGGATCAACGACATCTTCGCCGAAACCGGCGAGTTTGAGATCGGCAACGGCGAGCAGAACATGCGGGTCGACCGCATCTGGTTCGACGGATCGAACTACGACCCCTCGACGGGCACAAGCTACACCTCCGACTACGAGCTCCTCTTCAAGCTTCGCCAGGCGCCGACTGCACCGCAGCGGACCATTGGCCCGATCTCGCCAGACAACACGATCGGCTACAATAGCACCAGATTCCGCGCCCGCTCCGTGCAGGTCCGCGTCGAGCCGGTGGCCGACACCACTTGGGCTCTCGGCAAGGTCCGTCTCCGCATGAAGTCTGGAGGTGCCCGGTGAGCAATCGGACCCTCGTCCTCCCGTCTGCAACCTATGACGCATCTCACGAGCGGCAGCGCAATCGCCGCATCGAGGAGGTCATCAGGAACACAGAAGTCAGTTTCAACGACACCCTGCGCTCGATGTTCGTTCCCGCCTGCCTGGTGTCGGAGCTCCCGGTGGCACTCGCCGGCGTGCGTGGCTTCGTGACTGACGCAACCGCGACCACCTTCGCATCTGCAGTGGTAGGCGGCGGGTCTAGCGGTGTTCCCGTCTATAACGACGGAACCATCTGGAGAATTGGGTGATGTCGACAATTAACGACCTGTTGAGGCGAGTACCAATGCTGGCCGTGTTGCCGCTCATCGTGTGGCTCTTTGGCATGACCGCGTGGACGGCAAGCTGGAAGGCCGAGACCGACTACAAGCTGTCTCTCGTCATGAAAACCTCGACGGCGATCGAGGAGCAGTCTGAGCGCATCATCGCGATGGAACAAAAGCTGATCTACATCACTGACTACATTCGTGAAATGAAAGACGCCCTCAAGGAGAAGACGAAATGAACTTCACCAATATCCTCGGCACACTGACTGCAATCCTGACTGTCCTCACCGGCGTGATGACGCAGCTTCTCGGCTGCGCGACTGACGCCGCGGGCCTCACGATCTGCACCTCGACGCTCCTGCCGGCGAAGTACATGGCAATTTCCGCTTCGATCTTCGGCATCCTGACGCTCATCAGCAAGTTGATGCGCCCCGGCGGCACGCTGCACTCTCTCTTCGGCCAGACGGCCGTCGTGGTTGATGGCGCCAAGTCTGCAGTCGGAACCGTCACCAAGGCGCAGGTGGCATCGAAGTGAAGTGGATCTGGCTCATACTCGCGGCACTCGCTGCGGCTGCGGCCGCAGCGGTGTGGTCCGCTTTCCAGTCTCCTGACTTCGTGGCGGGCCTCACGGTTCTTGCGATCGGGGCGGCGGTGAAGGCGGTCATGCCGGTGATCGCCAAGCCCATGAGCCAGGCAGACCAGAAGGCCTTCCGCGACTGTGTCAGGCGCGGCGGCGAGTGGGACCACATCAGGAAGAAGTGCAAGTGAACGCGCCCGTCAAGCACATCCTCGGCACGGCCCACGACCTCGCCAAGTGGCGCGGGCAGGTGGATCGCGCACTCCGCGGCCAGCCCGTGGGCTTCGAGCAGGTGGCCGACGCCATCGACGAGGGTCGCATGTTCATGTTCGACAGCGGAGAGGCCTTCGTCGTCATCGAGCCGCAGGGCGACCCGATCCAGTTGGTGGTCGTCGTGGGCGGCGGATCTCAGAAGGGCCTCGAGGGGCTCGAGCTCGTCGTCAGCGTCTGGGGCTCAATCATTGGCGCCAAAAAGATCGTGGCACACGCCCGCGAGGGGTTTTGGCGCCGCTTGAAGAAGCAGGGATGGAAGAAGTCCCGCATAGTTATCGAGAAGGAGATTTGCCATGGGTGGCGGTAGCACGACGCAGGAAACCGACAGCAAGACTGTCAACAAGCCTCCGAAGTGGTTCAACGACGCGGCAATCAAGTCGTTGAAGGTCGCGGACGAGATCAACCAGGCCGGCTACGTGCCCTACATGGGCAACCAGGTCGCAGCCTTCACGCCCATGCAACAGGCAGGCATGCAGGGCGTCGCTGACTGGGCGA